ACCCCGTTGGCCTGCGCTGATTACTTTAAGTTGTACCGACTGCATCGGCAGCAAACGACAAATTCTGACTAGTTACAATATTCATAGTCTGGGCAACAGCTCCGGCCGAACCGACGTTATGAATAAGTCCAAACAAAAACAATTGTCTTCCAGCAACAGCTTGAACTTTCTGATCAATCTTTTCCACACGATACCTTCCTTTTAATGTATATGAATTCCCACTCTCAATGACCACTTCCCGGCTCTGAAATGGTTTACCAATATACTGAACAAAATCCGCGGCAATCGATGGTTCCCACGAAATTGGTGAAGTGGCGGGAAACGGCGTGAAATTGGGCGTATCCACCGTCCTAACTAACCAACTTTTAAAACGTATATCCTGGGTAGTTGACTGATTATAGATAATACATTCCCATACTCCACCTCTTAGCGTAATATCACCAACAAACTTAGGTGGCGTAACACCAATATCAGTTGGAACAAGTCCACCTGCAGCTGTCCAAAATGGACTAGTATTCCCAATAGGACTAGTCAAATTAATGGCAAACAAAGCTGTATCCAAAGTTCCAGCCGGTGTCGTAACGTTCTGTTGAGAAGAACTAAAACTACGCCAATGATTAGCGTATAAAGTACTATCCCAAAGATGTTTCTTGAACGCACGTCGTGACGTCTTACGCGCCCTGAACCCGAAAGTATGATCTTTCTGGTTAAGCGACGTGTAACCAACAACACGGGGACCTCCTTTACTGTTTCTACGCTTCCTACGCATAGCACTCTTCCGCTTCTTAAAAGCATTAGCACGAGGAGCATAAACTCTTTTGCGCTTGAAAGCCATCGCGTGAATGATTGTAAACTTGAACGACCTGGTCTATTTATAGACAGCGCTTCGCGCTGACATCCGGCCCGGCCGGCCGGCGGTGTCAGCTACAGCCTCGCATCCGCACGACAATGGGTCCGGGGCCAGGTCCGCTTCGCTACCCGGCCCGGCCCCACCCGCGATGCGAGACGCGAAGCGCCGACCAGGAAAATAAAGTCAATATCTCTTGGTGCCACAGTATTCTTTATTTATAACATTTCTTCAATTACAATTCTTCGTTCAAGAGCTGGTAACTGGGGATTTATCTCATCCCCAAACTTGAAAATATCACGCGGATGAAAATTACTAGTTACAATGAAGTTGGTTGCATGTAAGGCAACCATACCTCCTTTATTTTCTACTAAACATTTATAACGATCAAACCATCTTAGTAAATGGTTTATATCAATACCATTAGGACCGAAATCATCAATTATTACATCTTCTTGACACAAGTAACCGTTCCACCACTTCGTTCTTGGATCCTTCACATACGCATCAGGCAACGTCTCGTGAGCTATTCGAGACTTGCCCACTCCGGGAGATCCCCAGATCCATCTGACTGAAATTGAAGGACGTTCAATTGGGGGTAAGATGGAAAGGGCGTTTCTGAGCATGTTAGATCCATGACGGATCCACGTGTGGGGCTCGGCATCGGCGAACTCAACCAGGCCCTGATCTCCTCGTCGCACGGCAGCCATGAACGATCTTGCTGCCTCATCTCTGTCCTGACGGACTCTTCCTTCATTGATAGAACCTCCTTCGATAAAGTTTCCACCTTTTGAGCAATACTCTCGATTTTGTCGAGCAGTACCTCTTGAGCTCTCAATATGGCACCTGTTTGAGAGCTTATCCCGAACATAAACGAAAGTACGCCGCTTTCGAAGCGAGACGTATCCTTGTAAATGGGGGGTACCTGACTCTCCGACCTCTCGGCCGATGATCCAGTATTTGCCTTCTTCTTCGCAGAAAGCTGAGATGCGGGGCACATCTTCCTCTTCGACATCGTCTAACACCTCTTCGACATAGTTGTTAAGAGTAAAGCAGAAATGAAAAAACTGGGGGTTGGAAGGCATTGAAACAAACACACACTTTATTGATACTTATAAAGTACAAGGGGGCGCAGGGCAACGGGGGTAATACTAT